GAATAATCTTTGATGTCTCAGGTATGTTGAGCATACTGACTACAAGTTTGTTTGTTGATGGGTCACTTGGGTCACCAAACAACCCCATCTGACGCATAGTCAAAACCTTTTGCAGCTTCTGGTCAGGGCTGTCTTCCATACTGGAGCCTGGGACATAGACGATGCGGTATTGACCACCATTACGTATATGCTCAAAGGTAATAACACCTTGCTCAATGCTGTCGTATGGATTACCGCTGCCTTCAACGTTTCCAATGAATGGAGCAACACCAAACTGCTCTACGAGAGAAATCTCCCACTCCTTGATTTTAGCGGCTGATATTTCGATGTCCGCACGTACATAAGAGTGTTGAGTATTGTCTGCACGTTGAAGTAACTGGACTGCCTCAGCTGGTGTTCCAGCAGGAGCCATACCTTGCGATACGTCATGCAATCCAGCAATATCCATCATGTCCTTCTCTATGTATTGAAGCATAGGGAATAGGTCACCACCGATACCAGGCGCACGACTTACAACTGGAGGCGCAGCACCAGGGTTGTAGTAAATCTTCTTGTATGTACGGCTCTCATCATAATAGTCATCACCAGTATGATTGAAAGCGTCAGCACCTACATTAGACAGGCGTTGAACCATCACGTAATCACGCTGTTGCTCAAACTGCTCAAGCATACGTGAATAGACTCGGTTGTATGTCTGCTGAAGCGAACACAAGTCAAAACCTAGTGCGTGTCCATAAGGTGTACCACTACGTGGTTGCCATCGAAGAGGAATGAATGGGAACTCATCCTTCTTCTTGTATAGCCAAGGTCCAGCGTGAAGCAGGACTGAGTTAGTGCTAACTATATATCGCCCTGATGGATACTGTTGTGACGGTTTTTCCCAGTACTCATAAACAATTGCAGCACGTTTTTTTGAGTCACTCTGAGCAAGCCTAGCAGTGGAAGGTGGAACCCACCCATTACCAGAACCGTTACCACCCTCTAAGTAAGCATCAATATACGATGCGTTGTTACCCATCATAGCGTCAGGATTGACTAACTTACCTGTGTCACCATAATTATCTACAAACCAAGATAGTGGCTTTGCAGACGCATGAATTAACCAACGAACATCAGCATCACGCTTTGCTGTTGGGTCTAGGAATACGTCAAAGGCTGGAAGAATCTCTTCCCGTACATCACCAATCTGGATGTTCTCATAACCTGTAATCTCACCTGTTTCAGGAGAGAAGTAAGGCATAACCTGTTCGCCGTTAGCATCCCAGTAAATCTTTAGGTAAGACGTTCCACATACACAAGCCCAGCGGACACGTTCCTTGAGCTGAGTTTCACGACTGAACTGTCGGTTGTAATGGTTACAGATGTGGTTTGCTTCATCAGATGCTAATAGGTCACGTTGCGACTGAGACAGTGGAACAGCCCTTGCATCTGGACCAACCTGCGTAAGCTTGCCTACTACACCATCAATCAATGGACGCATCTTATTGACTGTGATGTAACGGTTGGGTTCGTCCTTATTCTGCAACTGGATAAGATTACGAGTCTGACTTGAAATACGGAACCACTGCCGACCCTCAAAGAAGGCTACTGACATAGCCCATTCAAGTTCCATCTCTTGCCTAGCACGATAAGCAATGTCAAATTGTTCTTTGACAAACTTGGTAATCTTTATCTTTTCTTCGTCTGGTGCTTCAGGTAATACCTTCCACTCATTAGAGTTATGGTCAAGAGTAAGATTATTATCAGTAATAGTTTCATCGTTCTTCAACTTCGCAGCACCAGGGATACCTGATACAAGTCGTTGTTCGTAAGCCATTACCTTAGGCTGGTTTTCTTCCTGAATCTTCTGTTCAGCAAAGGACACAAGCCCAGACATAACGTCCATCCCACTAGTATTCTTATTCCTTTTACGCTGAAGCGGCAGTCTCATCAGATGTACCATCCCTTGTCATCCTGTTTTTTCTTTACAGGAATGTTTCTACGAATGCAGTGTAATTCATATGCAGTATACATACACGCACTTGCAACTATAAATGCGAGTGTACCAAAGTAAATATCTGTAAATCTCACAGGTAATCTTTCCTTCCATATCCATCATCTGCCCACAAAGGTTTCCACGTTTTCATGTCAGAAGTCTCTGGACACTGAACAGGATATTCACGCCACATCAATCCATACCTAAACGAGTCAATAGCGTGGTCGCTACGTGTACCACCATCAATATCTTCAGGGTCTCGTGGGTCAGCCATAGTTTTACCTAACTCACGTATCAGGTTAGGGCAAGCATCACGCACTATGCGTATCTTAGGCTTAACCTTGTCACCTTCAACCCTTGACGCCATCAACCATTCCTTGACACGACGCCATCCAGCCTTGCGGTCTTTGACAGCACGTACACAAGGCAAACCCTTCTTCCACCAAATCTCAACAGGGTACTCACCAATGCGTTGTGCAGGATTCTCAGGTGGGAATGTATTAGCCCAGTCAAAGGCAATAGCCTCTAACTTCGTATTCCACTTACCTTCTTTGAACCGTCTATCAGATGCCTCTGCTAACTTAAACTTCTCCAAGAGGAGAAGAGCATTCTCGGCTTGCTTACTTGATACGTGACCTGCTTCATAGAACTCACCTATGACGTAGATGTTCTCTTTTTCGTCAGAACAGTAAAGGATGAATGCAGCTGGTGAGCCAGTACCAAAGTCGTGGCTTGCCCAGAATCTCCACCAAGGCTGAGTATCAACAGAATCGACTACGTGCCAAGGCTCTCCGTCTGGACCATATTCCCTAAAGTCACCGAAGAACTTACCACCAACACCAACTTCATGCTGGCACTCACGTAAGAATGCGATGATACCAAAGTCATCTATCTCTCTTTGGCAAACCTCAAGAGACTTGTGGTCCCAGTTAGCCTCACCACTTTTAATCTTGTAACCAGTACGACCGTCTTCTTTTTCAATAGGTATGTACTCTAGGTTCTCAATGGCAGGAACAATAGGTGATTGGATTCTGTTTTGTAACATATCTAACTCACCATTTAATACCCGACTCATTACTGAGTTAGCGTGAATTTTATTCTGTACAAAAACAATCGCACAATCGGTACTCTTCGCTGGGAGAATAGTCTGAGTGATAGTTTGAATCTTCTTCTCAACACGATTGACAGAGTCATCAAGCTCATCAATATCGTCCAAGATAATCATGTCAGGACGAAGGTTGTCTAACTTCACACCACGTGCGCCAGTGTCTAATCCAAACGCTAAGATATTGAACCCGTTGGCAGTACGCAATTTCTCAGCGTTCCAACCCCTAGAGTATCCATACTTATTGATGGCTCTCTCGATGCCACACTTCTCCATCGTGTTTGCTATATCTGCAACGTGACGGTTAGCGGCATCTTGGGTTGAACACACATATAGAAGGAATCTGCGTGTAGCCTTGACTGCAATACGGCTAGAGATAAGCTCCATAGTAGTAGACTTACCACCACCACGAAACCAGCATTCAATAAGAGCAGGAGGTGGATTACCAGCCTCTATACCTTCAGCCCATTCCCACGCACGAATATGATGCCTTGCTAATGGTGCAGATGCAGCATGAGGAGCAAACTTACGTAACCACTTCTGATACTCAAGTTCCGAACCATCAATAGCATATGCCCTTGAATCAAAGCCACTTCCATCAATCACGTCATCAAACTTCTCTTGCATCGCTTCAAGCAATGCGACAGATAACGGCTTATTCGGTCGGATGAACTTCCTCAGTGCCTTGGGAGTTATCTTGGTATTCACCTGACTCTTCTGCTGCGCCATCTATTACCTCGGCATCTATAATTTCTTCTTCATATGACTGCTTATAAACAGTCAACAGTTTGCCAATGCCAGCCTTGATTCCTTGCCTCTCATCAGAGTTACTTACAGTGCGATTAATTACGTTCACAATCTGCATGACAAGACTGAATGCTTGGTCTACTTCAAGAGTATATGCCTTTTGATGCATCAACCGTTGTTCTGTTTCCACAATGTCAGTACGTCGTTCAATAAGTTCAAGTACATCCTTTGATGCAGCAAACTCACTTAACGTATGACTAATAGACTTACCTAACTCATCAAACAAATCCCAAAAGTCCTCTTGGTATTTATGGTCAGCACAAGACTTATACATCTCTTGAATCTTTTTGTATTGGTCAAGACTAACACCTTCAGCAGCTGCTTCTGCTCTAATATCAAGAAGAGCAGTGATGTAAGCAGTGTCATCTCGCAATGACCAAAGTTCAGGGTCTTCCCTAAGCTTGTCAATGCGGTCAAGCATCTTCTTACCAACATTACGGAATCTACCTTGGTTGCTACTTTGAAGACCTGTGTTGAATAACAGCGAATTGGTATTGGCTGGTTTCGGTACTCCGCCGTGCTTTATACAAAATGCACTCCCCTTGACTGCAATGTTTCGACACTTCCACGTTTTAGAACCTTGCCCAACCTCAGCATCACAACACCTAATTAATGTGCCGTTACGGTTCTTGTAGCGGACGCCATCCGTTTCAGTAATAGGGTCAGTGATTTCCAACCCACCCTTCTGAAGGAACATCTTACGCTTATCTGTCAATTGTAGTTAGCACCTTTACCAGTGTATAATCCCATTATGTCGTATGAACAGATAGAACACTACCGCAAGAGTAATATTCAGCCACTAGATGTAATAGTTGACTGGGACTTAGACTTCTGTTTAGGTAATATTATCAAGTACATAGGACGTGCTGGCAAAAAGAAAAGTGCCTCCGAACAAGATGACTTGCAGAAGGCACTCTGGTATTTAGTTTTTGAGATTACTAAGTCAACATCTATTGCTGACAATATTGTTATAGCAGTATCTGCTATTCCATCCCAAGCGCACGACGAATAGGCTTACGCATTCCAGTTGGGTCAGTAGGCGTCAAAGGTTTATTTGCATTTGCAGCACGTTCCCTTGCCTGTTTTTCAGATGCAAGATAAGCATTCAACTTAGCACGACCAGCAGGATTAGTAGATGCTAACTGACCCTTCTGCCAATCATCGTAGTACTGAAGAGCCATACGCTTCATGTCATCTGACATACCCCTAAACTTTTCAGTTCCCTGCATAAGTTTACGAGCTTCACCAAAGTTACGACCTTTTTCAATGAGGCTAACGGCATATCCAGTCAAGTCTTCAATAGGCTTATATTCACCCTTAAGACCTGTCATATGCGTCTCGTGACGGTATGCACCAGGTGCAGTGTTACCCATACCTGTTTTCATACCTTGTTGCATTTTGACACGACGGTTTTCAGATTCTTCGCGACGCAACTTTTCAAGCTCAGGAAACTCGCCAGAACCTTTTTGCACCGCAGCTACTACAGCAACTGGAAGAACAGCTTTAGCGGAACCCATAGCAAGTCCTTGTGCAGCGGTTCGCCCAAGATTACCAGCAGCTTGACTAGCAACCTGACCGGCAACTTGACGCACACCAGCTTTGCTACCTTCAGAAGCAGCAACCTTAGCAAGTTCGCCAGCACCACGTTTTACAAGTTCACCACCAGCACGTCTGGCAATATCACCTGCACCACGCTTGACCATCTCACCAGCACCACGTGTAGCGATTTCTCCAGCAGGACGTTTAACCATCTCGCCAGCGGCACGAGTTGCAAGTTCACCTGCTGGACGCTTGACCATTTCACCACTTGCACGACGAGCAATATCACCAGCCTCACGCTTCATTAGTTCGCCACTAGCACGTGTAGCAATCTCAGAAGGTGCAGAACGAACTAACGCTTTAGACAGTTCACTACTAGCATTACCAACAATACCGGGGTCACGTAGACGCATAGTTTGTTGGAAACGACGAGCAGCTTCTAGCGTTCGTGCAGTGCCTTGCTTATCAGGAACGATACCAGGGTTATTACTCCT